CGATAAGTTGATCAGCAAGTATGCAAAGCAACTGTCTAAGACAGTTCCGATCAAGGAAGACTTGAAGGATCTTCCTTGGAAGACTATGGTCGTTGAAAGCACATCTGAATATACAGGTGCAAATGTATCTTTGTTCGAAGATGTTATCACTCTCAAGGTCCCGTTCAACAAGACGTTTATTTCTTCCTTTCGTGAGGTCAAAGGTAATCCCTTTGCGTGGATAAAGGAAGAAAAACTGTACCGAGCGCCGTTCAGTACAGTCGCGTTTAAATTGCTGTATCATACTCTACCCAGATACTTCAAGATTGTAAAGTACTGCGACACGCTGGGTAGCATATTAACCGACTTGAAGCAGTATGAAGGGTTGATCTGGGAACCTACGTTGATGAATATTAACGGCAGGATCGTCATGGGCGCAGCTAATCCTGCTGCTATGGACCTCATCAGTAACATTGATTTGAACATTACCGCTGATACTCTTTATAAACTATCTCGCTACCAGTTCCCGGCACATCCTGATTTTTACAGTGATTCCCCTGAATTGAGGTTTGCGTATGAATACGTGACTGAAGTTGACATAGATAACCTTGTTCAAGTGGCAAAATGGATGAGACATTTGAAAGTTCAAAGGGTCCTGCTAGACAGAGTTCTGTCTGCGGATCTAACCAAAGTGCTGCCTACGGGTAGGAATTTGCGCTCAGAGATTGAAGCGGCATTTACAGGGATTTCTGTAGTGCCGTCAACGGGCCATGATTTTAAATTTTATAGTCCTATGCCTCCCGGGTCTTTCTTGCTGCAAGCTCATAGTCATTTAAACAGCCGCTTAAATACTTATGTAAATTACAATATCGATAAAATCGTCGTGCTGAAAAATTCACGACCAGTAGAGGTAAAATGAGTGAAGCAAAAATAATAATTAAAGATGAGGTTAACGCAAAGATCGAGGGCTTAGAAGTAGGTGATCGTCGTGCATTGATGAAGATGTTCGAGTACGAAATGCCAGGCGCTCGGTATCTTCCGGCAGTACGATTGGGAAGATGGAACGGCAAGATCAGTTATTTCTCATTAGCTGGTAGCACATATCTTAATCTGTTAGATCAGATCATTCCTTATCTCTATGATAAAGGATATGACATTGAACTTCAAGACTTACGCCAAGCACACGCTGAACTCACGTTTGAGCAGGTAACAGCAGACACATTCTCTCACATTTGCTGGCCTAAAGGGCACGAGCGGGAGGGTCAACCTGTCGTGCTTCGTGACTATCAGATAGAAATCATCAATAACTTCTTAGCTAATCCCCAGTCACTACAAGAGATCGCAACAGGTGCGGGCAAGACTGTGATGACAGCCGCTCTGTCGTTATGCGCTGAACCCTACGGTAGATCGCTTGTGATCGTTCCTAACAAGTCTCTAGTCGTACAGACAGAAGCAGATTACATCAATCTAGGACTTGACGTTGGCGTCTACTTCGGTGATCGCAAGGACTATGGCAAGACACATACTATCTGCACATGGCAATCTCTCAACAATCTTCTCAAGAATACAAAAGGAGACGACGGTGATCCTGAACTAGCAGAATCGTTTTTTGAAGGCGTAGGCTGCGTCATCGTTGACGAAGTTCATATGGCCAAAGCTGACGTATTAAAGGCGTTGCTAACCGGGGTGCTATCATGTGTTCCTATTCGCTGGGGACTGACCGGCACGATTCCTAAGGCAGAGATGGATCGGATATCCATCCTAGTCTCACTTGGACCTGTTATCGGTAAGTTAGCAGCAAGCGAACTACAAGACAGGGGCGTTCTTGCTAAGTGCCACGTGAACATCGTTCAACTCAAGGACACTGTTGAGTTCAGTAACTACCAGAGCGAACTGAAGCATCTACTAGAAGATGATCGTCGCCTTGATAAGATGGCTGCACTCATCATGAAGGTTAACGAGACAGGCAACACGCTTGTACTTGTTGATCGTGTTAATGCAGGTAAAGAGTTGGTCAGCAGAATACCAGGATCTGTTTTTGTTAACGGTGGCACGAAGCTGACAGAACGAAAGGAGGAGTACGATGAAGTCGCTACGAGCGATGATAAAATCATTGTTGCTACCTATGGCGTAGCTGCTGTTGGTATTAACATCCCTCGCATCTTTAATCTGGTTCTTATTGAGCCAGGTAAATCTTTTGTAAGAGTGATTCAGAGTATTGGTCGAGGTATTCGTAAAGCAGAAGACAAGGACCATGTAGAAATCTGGGACATCACTAGCACTTGCAAGTTCGCAAAGAGACACCTAACACAAAGAAAAGCATTTTACAAGGAAGCTAACTATCCGTTCACTTTGGAAAAATTAGATTATTAAGGTGTTGACTTTTTACAACAGAAAAGATACAATAACAGTATGAGAATTTTGACATTAGAAAACCAATACTACAACCTCGAAACACTTCCTGAAGAGATAGATGATCTTAGGTTTGCTATTCTCGATAACTCGACGCCTGCAAACGTTGACTATTATTATATCCCTCTGATCTTTTTGGAAACATTCAATAGTCCTGCGCTAGTTCTTAGGATCGGTAACAAGTCTATTAAGATGCCCGTTGATTGGCAGATACTCATTGGGGAACAAGAACACGGTGATCTTGAAACTCTTCCTCTCTCCAGCCTCAATGACAGAGGCTTCAATGCTTTTCAATTTAATCCACTGAGTTCATCCTCACCTACATTCTTACCAATAGAGATTCTAGATATCTATCCAGATGTCACTTGGTATGCCCCGAGACTTCGCAATGGACAGTTTCTATGTGTTCCTATTGATGATAGTGAGAAACCTAGATGTGTTTATTTCGTCAAAGAGGTCAGTAGAAACTGCGAAGTAGTAGACTACAATCAAGCATTTTAGGGAGAGAACGATGAACATAGAAGTAGCTATCCAGACTTTTAAGAAAAATAACAAGCAATCAGATATCATGGGCGTGATACGCACTCTATATCGAAACGTTCAAGTTACTCTTCCTAAGGAAGGAAACAAGTAATGTCGTACGGTAAGCCCCCGGCACCAGCAAAGTACGCCAAAACAATGGTTAGCAGCCTGCCTAGAGAGATTGCATATACTAATATCAAAAAGGAAAAGAAGATGGGTTGGTTTAAGAGAAAGTTTGCGGAATGGTCCCGTGAAGCTTGGGAAAATAGTCGCGGCGAAAATATTGTGGCACGAGAGTCTGATACTCCTCTTCCCAAGACGAGTGTACGCTTTGCTATCTATCCTGCTTCGGGCGGATGGATCATTGAACATAACAAGCTAGATCGGTTTAAAGACGGCCCAGGCCCTACTCTGACTATCATCACTGACTTTGATGATTTGGGGAAGACGGTCGAACACATTATCACTTTGGAAGCGTTGCGCTCTTAATGGCTAAAGAGAAACTATCAGCAGACGAAAAGTTCACAGGTCAAGACTTTGATTTGTTTGACGCCTTAGCGGCTATTGACAAGAAGGACTACTCGTACTATGATAGATTGACTCCCGAACAGCGGAAGAAGTTCGTGCCGTTCATGATGATTCATTGGATCAGTGCAGTGAGGGCTAGCGCAGACGTTCAGTCTTATTATCTTCAAAGCACTGAATACCACGCTAACAAGTATCTGTTCAATGAAGCTGTCCAAAAGCATCCCAAGCTGCAATGGCTTATGTTGTGTGCTGCAAGCCCGGGATTGGGTAAACAGTTTCATCAGTGGATCCCTCATATCAGAGAACGTGTAACTCGATTACTTGATAGCCCAAAGCAAAAAGAAATCAAAGAATACTTCAAGAAGATATATCCTAAAACCAATGACGGTGATCTAACCCTTCTCAGCGAGGTGTATGTTGAAACCCACAAGAAAAAGATGTATCTTGCTAAGAAGTTTCCCGAGTTAAAATTTGATGAGATTGAGTTGTTGAGTGACCTTACTACAGACGAAGATATTAAACAGTATGAAGAAGACTGGGGCAATTAAGCCCTCAGAATTTAGTTGCGAGTTTTGCAACAGATCGTTTCAGCGTGAGACAACCATGATGAAACATCTTTGCGAGAACAAACGCCGCTGGCAAGATAAAGACTTGCCAGGCAATCGCATCGGCTTTCAGTCTTGGCTTCGCTTTTATGCAAAGAACACTACAACCAAAAAGCAGAAGACATATCTAGACTTTAGTAAGTCAGCGTATTACCTTGCATTTGTCAAGTTCGGGCATTATTGTGTGAACATACATTGTCTAAATGTCAATCGCTATGCTGACTGGTTGCTCAAGAACAACGTGAAGATCGACAGCTGGTGCAGTGACTCTAACTACACTAAGTTTCTCATTCAGTATCTAAAGGATGAAGATCCAATGGATGCTGTTGCTCGTAGTATCGAGAACACGATTGAACTTGCAAAGGCAGCAGGAATCGAAACGAAAGACTGTCTACGATATGCGAATAGAAATAGGCTAGTCTATTCTATCACCGCTGGTAAGATCAGTCCGTGGATGCTGTATCACAGCGAGAGCGGCATCAAGATGATTGAAGATTTGGACGAATCTCAACAAAAGATGATCATAGATTACATCAACCCTGAGCAATGGGCCATCAAGTTCAAGCGTAGTGCGAGCGCCGTGACCCAGGTAAAGGATTTACTAAATCAGGCTGGATATTAGTGTCAACAGTTAGATACTCAAGTCCTTATACTGTTCTGCTTTCGGATCCTACTAATCCGGAAGAGATTGAAGAATGGGCCAGAAACCTACCTGACTTTATTGGCTTAACAGTGACTGATGTGTCTGATGTTTCATCGAGAGATGATATGATGTATGCCTATTCCTTTGAGACACAAGAAAGTGTATCTTGGTTTAAATTGAGATGGATGTGAACGAGATTAAGAAGTATAAGATTGTCCGTCGCGGCCCCAAATGGTGCGTTCGTGTCAAAGGAAGAATCAACACAATAGATTCTTTTGGTTGGTGTCGTGACCGCAAGATGATCTATCATATCAAACAACATTGGAACAAGCCCTGGGGGTACTGGTATCTTAACGAAATTCGTGATTGGGACTACGACTTTATTTTTGACAAGCCTACCGAAGCAACTGCTTTCATCCTGGGCTACCTATGAACAAGTTTTTTCATATGGATGATAAACTGTTTGATTCGTGGACTGATTTATTGATTGATAAATCCTATGATTGGAAACAGATTGGCGTATCTAATGAATATTGCAATCAGATATCAGAACCGGAGTTCGGTCTACGATTGATTAACTGGATCGACTCAGCATTTGAAGTCGTGGACGAAAAGAAATATATGATCTTTCTATTGAGGTATAAGTGAATCACTATGACTCAAAAAATGGTTGGGAATTAACTAAACCGGGTTGGTACGAAGTTCGTATATACGAACCTAATCCATTCAAAGGCGTAAAAAGACATACTGAGATGGTTGACTGGATTTATGGTCACATCGGCAAGTGTGAACACCACTGTAGATGGTATTGTAGCGACAATGATCTACACTATAAGTTTAGATATGAAAGGGATTTTATATGGTTCAAGCTAACATGGGGCTAGCCCCTTATCAAGACAACATAATTGATGTAGTCCCGCAGACGCAGAAGATCAAGAAGAAGATTGCTGTGAATGATGTCTGGGAAGACAGGACGTTCATCCGTATTCCTATTGGTCCAGACAGCCGAGGCCCAGGCGAATTAGAGAAATGGTGCCGCGAAAGATTAGGTAACCCTGAGTACTTGGGCAAGTGGTTCAAGATCGCGGGCTATATCATACTTGATGAAAAGACCTATGTTTTTTGGAAGCTATGTGAGTGAACTTACTGAATATACCAGATTATTTACCCGAATCACGACCCGCATCCTTGCTTAATTACTTAAACGGTGATATAGTAGAAGAAGTTAAAAAGCTAGACAATATTTGGAGTTCTAATGGCTAATCATATTATGATCGACATGGAAACGCTTGACACCTCATCGTCAACTGTGATCCTCACTATCGGTGCAGTATTGTTCGATCCGCGCGGGGAAGACATGATCGACCGCATCGAACTTCGTCCTACGATGGAAGAACAGACCGACGTTTACGGTCGTAGCATCAGCGATGATACTCTCCGCTGGTGGAGCGAGCAAAGCCCCGAAGCTATTCAAGAGGCGATGGGTGATCAGAATCGCATTTCTTATAGGGAATGCATGGAGAAACTTTACAAGTTCTGCTGGAATCGCGCTGATAAGGTTTGGAGCAACGGTTCTGTCTTTGACATCATGATTGCCGAACATGCTTTCCGAGAATTGGAAATCAAGAATCCTTGGCAGTTTTGGAATATCCGTGACTGTCGCACTATCTATGATCTCGCTGGCGTCTCTCTGAAAGACGGCGGACATGTGACCTCACACAAAGCACTTGAAGACGCAGAGCATCAGGCTATTGTTGTGCAGAAGGCTTATCAGAAACTCATCTCAGCTGGATTCACTCATCTTCGATGAAAGTTCCTAACCGCTTCGAAGACTTCGATCCAGATGATCCTGATATTGAGTTTCGAAACACACGTTGGGAATACTGGGGTATACTTAAGAAAATCCGAACTGAAGCTTTGGCAAACTCCCCGCCTATCGCTGGCCAGCTTGATTTTGTCGAATACATGAAAGATAATTATGGCATCAAGCTACATACGATTAACGGTGCGATATCCGATAAGTTTGACATTGTTGATGAAAAGCTATATACATTCTTCTTACTAAAGTGGAAATGAATGAGAATTGATTCTGACATTGATATTGATTTGGGAGACCGCGACAAGCTGTTAGCGGTCATCAAGCATATCCCTGCTGCCATGTATAATGCCAAAGTTTCAACCCAAATCAATCATCAATCTCCGACACGCAAACATGCAACTGGGGTATATATTACAGATATTCCATATAATCCTATTCATGACATGGCTGCTATTGATTACAAAGAAGCAGAGAAGCGTGGGTATTTTAAACTAGATTTGCTGAACTTGCACATTTATAATCAAATTAGAGATGAAGAACATCTCGTTGAACTCATGCAAGAACCAGATTGGTCTATGTTAAAGGATAAAGAGACCGTAGAAAAACTCCTTCATTTGAATAATTCATATTACTTGATACGTCACGTTCCTGAACCCATAGATAGTATCCCGCGTCTTGCTATGTTTCTTGCAGTAATCCGTCCTGCCAAGCGTCATCTTCTCGGCAAGAAGTGGAAAGAGATTAATGAGACTGTTTGGGATAAGGATCCCGCCGGATACTCATTTAAACGTAGTCACGCTGTAGCTTATGCACAATTGGTTGTCGTACATATGAACCTTTTAAAAGAGAAAACTAATGAAAGTAGCTAAGTTGCTAGGAAAGATCGACGTTACGGTAAGATCATTGACGCCACTGACAGTAGTTAAGTGGTTAGGAACGATCGGAGTTATTGTCGCAGCCATTCTTCGTGCGTTTGGTTACCATGTTGAAGACATGATTGTTGGGTCTATGGGAACCGCGCTGTGGGCGTATGCTGCATATAAAGGAAGAGACACTGCACTATTAACCTGCAATCTCTTTATTCTCACTGTGTTAATTTATGGAATTGTGAAAGGGGTCGGCGCGTGAAAATTATCCATGTTAATCGACAGCACATTGCTATGAACGCAAAGGATGGTAAGAATCGTCCTGTCTATACTATCAAAAACAAGGGGAAGACCTTGTACGCTCGTGAGGTTATTATCAATGGCCCTAGTAAGCTAGTCTACAACGGTGATCAATTGAAGTGCGGCGCAAGAGCGTGGATTGAAACCGACAGTGATATTGAACTAGTAGACGAAATGACATTCAAAGAAGTGAGGACTACATGAATTTAGAATTACTCAAAGAAAACGACCCGCAGTTACTAGAAGTTTCCGACCTCTGGGATTTTGAAGTCGACGGTGATCCTACTGAACTTGTCACAGCTATGGCAAAGTTTATGACTGCTAACGGCGGCGTTGGGCTTGCTGCACCTCAGGTCGGTATCAAGAAGCGCATCTTCATCATGGGCAACTTCACCAAGTTAGTTGCTTGCATCAATCCTATGATCGTGTCGCTATCAGAAGATAGATTGACTGATCTTGAAGGATGTCTTTCGTTCCCCGATTTGTTCATGAAGGTCAAGCGTTCGTCTTCTTGCATAGTTCAATACTATAGCACCGAAGGGATCAAGTTTGAGCGTGAATTGACTGGAATGGAATCTCGGGTATTCTTACACGAGTTTGATCATTTAATGGGCGTAACATTTGATCAACGAGCAGGTGATACTACATTGATGATGGCTAAAGAAAAACGGAAGAAAGAACTAAAGAAGAAGTCTAGGGCATCCGCTTAACTAGAGTAATTGATCTTCTCTTTGTTCTCTTCTTAGTAAAGTCCGTCATACTTACGATTGGTCCGTGAAGCACGGCTAAACTCTTATTGTTGAAGGTCCTGATAAAGGGCTTGAATACAGCCCAGTCATCTTTTAGAAACAAATTGATGGGTATTGTTCTATTGGATTCCCACCACCATATCTCTCCCAATTCTAAGAACTTAGCCTTAAGCTCAGCAGGAACAATCGCACCGTAATCGTACATAGTAGTAACTAGGTCGTCTCGGTTTTGAATGATACCTACGTAGTCTTGACTGGCATAGGAACAGATAGAAATGAAAGGGTGATTCTCACTAAGTTTTCTGAAAAATTCGTTGTGCATATCTTACTTTATTTAGTTTTGGAAACCCAAAGGTAATTTTTAATATTAGTCAACAAGATGCGATAGGATGATAAATACAAGATAATAGGGACAGCAGCATTGCATGGCTTACAGTACACAAGTTTTCATTTACACGCAGCGTCAGATTGTTGTTCTCCTTTCAGGATATTCACCGAGAGCCTATATGCCACAGTATGCTAAAACACTAACCCTAAATAAGGGCGTAGACAATCAGATTCAGTTTCAGTTCTTAAATCAAGAACAGAAGCCAGTAGACATCACTGGAAAGGTCATAACTTTCAGACTTATTAATTATGATGGGTCTGAGGTATTACTGAATAAGGCATTAACCTTGCAGTTACCGCTCACCGGTATTGCTGTATTGAACGTAAGTCCTGCTGAGATTGAAGGCATTGACCCTCAAAAAGCACATTACTCTCTTGAAATTCCAGTACAAGAATTCGACTATCCTGTGTTCGTTGATCAAAATGCAGGTGCAAGAGGCGATTTGAATGTTGTTAATTCGGTCCTCCCTTCCTTCGTACCTTCTTCTACTGTTACTATTCCTACTGGACAAGCATTCCCTAATCTGAGTCAAGCTAATCTAGACTACTTCGGTAACGGACAGTATATGGAATATCACACGAGTCCTATCTACACTAACAACAATCCTGTATTGAGCATTCAAGCTCGTTATACTGATTATTACGGTAACGTGTTGATCGAAGGTTCTTGTCAGCCTGACGTAGACTGGTATCCTATCGAGGCACAGGTTGATCTAGCTAACGTAACTGAAACCGTAGGATATGTCGTCAGAGGATTTCACCCCTTCGTTCGCATGACATTCACTAGCAATGCCGGCGCCGTTACAAACATATTGTCCCGTTAATTAACCGTAACACTTGATTTTTATGTCAAGCATGTTATAATGACTCATGTTTGATATCCTATCTATCATTCCGGGAAAGAAGAAAAGCACGAGCAGCGGTTGGATTAGTTTCAACGCCCCGTGCTGCCATCATCGCGGGCATAAGCAAGACAAGCGTATGCGCGGCGGCGTCAAGTCGAACGGGGAAAATTGGTCTTATCACTGCTTCAACTGCAACTTCAAGTGCGGCTTCGCTTTGGGTAGACCGCTTACCGGCAACACCAAGCTGCTATTGAAATGGATAGGTATCGACGAGAACCAGATAAACAAGTGGAATCTAGAAAGTCTACAACATAAAGACTTGCTAGACTTGACTAGGGTGATCAAGCAAAAGAAGAAGGTCAAGTTTGAAGAAGTAGAACTTCCTGAGGCTGACCTAATCGATGCGAGTAATCCTGATCATAAAGTATTCATAGACTATCTAGCGGCGCGTGGGTTAAATTACGCCGACTATCCCTATATGGTAACACCGAATGAAGAAGGTAGAAACTCTAACAGGGTCATCATACCTTTTACATTCAACAATAAGATAGTAGGAAGCACGAGCAGGTATCTAGACAATCGGACCCCGAAGTTCATATCGGATCAACAGTCCGGTTATATATTCGGTTATGATTTTCAAAAGCCGGAGTGGGAGTGCTGCATCGTAGTAGAAGGCATATTTGATGCGCTGAGTATCAATGGGTGTGCGTTGACTACGAATACGATAGGTGAGACACAAGCTGACTTATTGAGAAACCTAAATAAGACGATCATCGTTGTTCCCGATCAAGATAAGACTGGATTAGCAATATGTGATCAGGCTCTGGAATTAGGATTTCAGGTCAGCTTACCTGACTGGGACCCAGACGTAAAAGATGTCAACGACGCTGTTGTAAAATACGGCAGACTTCCGACGCTGCTAAGTATATTGCAGGCAGCGACGAGCAGCAAGATTAAGATTCAGATGGCGAGGGCAAAACTTGATAAAAGAATATAATTCCGACGTACAGGCGTTATTCTTGAGGATGATGGTAACTAACGCGGAGTTGTATACTCGTGTTATGAACATCATGAATGCGGAAAACTTTGATAGAACGCTTCGTCCAGTCGCGGAGTTTATGGTAGAGCATACTACGAAGTATAGTATTATGCCCGACCCGATCCAGATCAAAGCGACGACCGGAGTCGAAGTTGAAGCTATCCCTGAACTTGATGAAGGGCATTATGACTGGTTCTTGGAAGAATTTGAACAGTTCACTAAACGTCAGGAACTTGAACGAGCTATTCTCAAAGCAGCAGATTTGCTTGAGAAGGGTGACTTCGATCCAGTTGAAAAGCTGATCAAGGACGCTGTTCAAATCTCGCTACAACGTGACATGGGCACAGACTACTTTGCTGACCCTAAAGAACGTCTTAACAAGTATTTCAATCAGGGTGGGCAGGTGTCAACTGGCTGGCCGCAGCTTGACCGTGTTATGTATGGTGGCATGTCTCGTGGCGAACTGAATATCTTTGCAGGTGGTTCGGGTTCTGGTAAGTCGTTGGTCATGATGAACATCGCACTTAACTGGTTGAAGCAGGGCTTGAGTGGAGTCTATGTTACTCTAGAACTTTCAGAAGAATTGACTTCTCTGCGTACTGACGCCATGCTTACTAGCATGAGTACGAAGGATATTCGTAAGAACCTTGACGATGCTGAACTGAAGGTCAAGATGGCTGGTAAGAAGATGGGTCAGTATCGTGTGAAGGGTCTTCCAGCACAGTCTAACGTGAATGCGATTCGGGCATACATCAAGGAAGTACAGATTCAGACTGGCATCAAGATCGACTTTGTGATGATTGACTATCTTGATCTGGTCATGCCGGTCAGTATCAAGGTCAATCCAAGCGATCAGTTCATCAAGGACAAGTATGTTTCAGAAGAACTCCGAAATCTTTCTAAAGAGCTAGGTGTTCTAATGATTACTGCCTCTCAGTTGAATCGTTCAGCAGTCGAAGAAATCGAATTCGATCACAGTCACATCGCAGGTGGTATCTCTAAGATCAATACTGCTGACTACGTGTTCGGTATCTTTACTTCACGCTCTATGAAGGAGAGAGGTAAGTATCAGATTCAGTGTATGAAGTCTCGTAGTTCTACGGGTGTAGGTATGAAGATCGACCTAGAATATAACATCGAGACTATGCGTATCACTGATGATGATCCGGATGGCGACAAGAACACTCAAGCAACCCCATCTCAAATAATGGATAAGATCAGGACTACTAGTCAAGTAGGATCAGTGAACAATGCTGTGCAGGGTGCGATAGACCAGACAGAAAGACCAGTAGTAATAGATGCACAGTCAGCTAAACTCAAGTCATTGTTGAACTCTCTAAAGAAATAATTTTAAGTTCTTAGACTAAATAAGACTATAGGATCCTTAAACTATGCAAAAAAAGACTAAGAGCCTTTTAGAAGAACTACAAGCGTACGGTGATACTCGTGATATTTCCCATGTCATTGAGAGCCGGGCGTCGAATGTCATTGCCAGTGCAATTCATCTTATTGAGTTGATGCAAAAACACTATTCTTCTGAGAAGGCCGAGCTTCTTGAAAAGAAGCTCTTGAGTGCTATCAAGAGCAAGGATCAAGCAAGATTTTCTAAGAGCTTGAGGAAAAAACATGAAGATTGATGAACTCAAAAACCCACAGCTTAATGAGGGGTTTCTTGATACTCTGCTCGGTGCCGAACCCGGCGAGGTCTCGGCTGGGGTCAAAAGCACGTTTAATCCAGGAATGACCAAACGTACGCAAATGGCTCAAGACAAATTCATTCAAGACTTTGTTGCTGATGGAATTGCTTCCTTACAAAATGCAGTTAAATCAGGTCTAGTTGTTCCGGGTGCCGCAACGAAGGCACCGGCGACTGAACCCAAGACTACTGCTGCTCCGGTTGGAAAGAATGCAGCCTCGACTGATCCCTATGAAAATCTTAAGGGTCAGATTCGTCGTCTTCAATCAAAGCCTAATGCACAACCTCTTCCTAACGATCTTGCTGTGAAACTAAATGGTGATATGGAAAAGCTAGCTAATGGTGATAAAGAAAGCGGAATATATGCTGCAAACGAGATTCTTAAGCTTGCCACCGACGGGTATGATGTAAGCAAGCTTACTTCAACTTGGAATGCAAGTAGTAAAGCTGGCGAAAGATTCTTAACGCAGAGCGTATATCGTGCAATTACTAACATGCTCAGAGAACACGGGCTAACATGGGACAATTTAGGTCTTCGAATTCGTCTTTACGAAGGTGCCGGTAACTCAGGTGTTCTTCTTAGTCGCTGCAATCCAATCCCAGTTGCAACTCCTGAATTCAAGAAAATGGATCAGGTATTTGAAAGCATCGTGGCTGAATTATTTGGAAATAAGCAACCTGTTGAGGGCTCTCAGCGAATCTCTAGCTATATGATGACTTGGTTTGGGAAATGGATGCATGGAGTTAACTGGCAGGGAAACAGACCGCAAGTTCAATCTTTGATTAGCGCAATCGAAACTAGTTATCCAAACGGCAACTGGAAGGGAGCAATTAAACAGTTAGCTAGAGCAGCATACGCACTTTCGGCTAACGGGACGACCGCACCAGAAGGTGTAAAGAACGCAAAAACGCCAGCGGGGCCTGCAGCATCAAAAGGTAGTATTTGGAACAACTCCGCCGATGCAGAAGAAGAACTAAAAGCTCTAGCTAGGGCTAATCCAAACTTAGCACAGAAATATAATATTA